GATTATATCAATTTAATGAGGTCGACATTAAAAGGTAATGATGATTTATATGGTAAGGTTAAAAAGATAGCGGAAGAATTAAGAGCTATGTCATTTACATTTAATATTCCTGTTGTATCTGTATCACAATTAAATAGGGAAGGTTCAAGTATTATTAATTTAAGAGAAATTGATTTTACACATATTAGTGAATCATTAGGATTACCAGCTACGGTAGATTTCATGTCCATATTTGGTAGTGATGATGAAAATATGATATATAAATCTGAATTATCATATAAAATAGTTAAGAATAGATTGGGTGGCCGAGTAGGAACAATTAATAAACTTTATTTCGATTCTCGTACATTAAAGATATATGATGTAACTGAAATTGACCAATGGATTGAAGATGCAAACAAATCAGGTGATGACAGAGAATTAGCACCAAAAGAAAATAGAAGAACACCGGGTAGAAGAAAAGATTAGGAGGTTTCAATAATGTTAAAAACAGAAGATGTTCGTGCTATGATTATTGAAGATTTAGCAAGAATAAAGGAAATGCCCGTTGAGGAATACACTTTATATCGAAAATGGGATGAATATGCTAATGTTCAATGGACAAAAGCACAATTAAATGACATGTGGAAGATGAAACAAATGATTTGGCAACCAGATGATATTAATAAATATCAAGATGTTGAACCAGTGGTTATTCCCATTGAGGGTAATAGAATTAAGTATTGGGACCTTTTTAGAAAAGGTATTTCATCTGCACCATGGCATCAAAATCCAGGTCGGTTTGCTAGATTTTTTATTCAAGATAAAAAAACTGGTAAATATTTGGGTGTAATTAGTCTTGCTAGTGATTTCCTTGCTATGTATGGCAGGGATAAATATATTACATGGACAGAAGAAGATAGAATAAAATATGGTATGTTACAACATACAGCTGTTGGTTCTTCGATAGTACCGACACAACCATTTGGTTATAATTATACAGGTGGTAAATTGACAGCATTATTGATTGCATCCGATGTTGTTGAGGATTATTGGAATAGTAAATATCCAGAAAAACTTGTTGGTATTACAACTACATCTTTGTATGGTGGATTATCACAATATAGTAATTTGAAATATTGGAGGAAATGTGAACCATCTTCTGGTAAAAATCCTATTGAATTATCAACTAAAGTATATAAAGTTGCTAGAGAATGGTTGAAACAACATCATCCTGATATAGCAAAACATGTTGATAGTGTTACTCATTCAAAACCTAAAACATTAGGTAAAGTAATATCACTTATGAAGATTAAAACATTTAGTAGTAAGTTTATGAGAGGTGTTTATTTTTGTCCGTTATATGATAATTTTCAGAATTTCTTATCAAGAAAGGATACTAATGTTGGTAATAAAATGTTTGATAATTCGGTTGAAGCTTTAACTGAAATATGGAGAGAAAAATATGCAAAGAAAAGATTTAACAAATTAAAATCAGAAAATAGATTGAATCCAGATTCACTGTATTATAGTGATGTTGCTAATATGACATGGGAAGAAACTAAAGAAAAATATTTAGCTGATGTAGGAAGATAATATGTGGAGAAACACATACTACGATTATAAAAAATCTGTAATGTACATATGGGAAAATGGAAAAAAGCCTACTGAAATAGAATGGGCTCCATATGTTTATATAAAAGATAAGAATGGTCCTGTTAATACTATTGATGGAGGTAAAGCATCAATAAAGGAATTTGAGTCATATTATGATTATAGTAATTTTCTTAAAGAAGATATGGACTCATTAGAAAACAAGGTAAGACCGGAAATACAATTCTTATCGGATAGATTTTATTCTATTGATGATGAAAAAATTAAAGCTCCTATATTAAGAATATTTAATCTTGACATTGAGGTTCATAGTGATGATGGTTTTCCACATCCAGAAGAAGCTAATAATCCCATAGTTCTTGTTTCGATATATGACTCTATTGATAAAAAGGCAACTACATTTGGTTTGAAAAAATATAATGGTGGTGATATAGAAGAATGTAAATTTGATTATATATTTTGTTCAACAGAAAAGGAATTGTTAATAAAAATGTTTTCTTTTTTCAGGGAAAAATCACCCGAGGTTGTAACAGGGTGGAACTCTACTGACTTTGATTTACAGTATATTATCAATAGATCTAAAAAATTATTTGGTGATAAAGAGTTATACAAGAAGATGTCACCTATTGATGTTGTTAATACATATAGTTCACATTCTTTTAATGTTGATATTGCTGGTGTATCTGTTCTTGATTATATGGATGTATATAAAAGATTTACAGGCAATAATCTTGAACGGTATACATTAGATTTTGTATCAAATTATGAATTGGAAAAAGGTAAAATTGATTATTCAGTTATAGCGGAAGATTTACGGGATTTGTATTATAAAGATTGGGATTTATATGTTAAATATAATATTATTGATGCTTATAGAGTTCATGAATTGGAGGAGAAACTTGGTTATATAAAGTTAATACAGAGTTTATCTTTATTATGTAAAGCTCCTATGAAATATTATAATTCAATGACTCAACTTATTGAGGGATATATTTTAACTTATTATAGACGACATAATATGTGTGCTCCTAGATTTGAAGGAGGAACACAAGAAACATTTCCCGCAGCGGTTGTAAAAGAACCTATGGTTGGAAAATGGGATTGGGTTATTGATCTGGATATTGTGTCATCTTATCCTACTGCTGTTGTTACATTGAATATGAGTAATGAAACATATTATGGGAAGATTTTAGGTTATTCGGAAGATGAAATAATAAAATTTTCCATAAAGAATAAATTTGACAGTTTCATTTATGTTAATAAAGATGGTAAAGAAATTGAAATGAAAGATGAGTTATTAGATAAGTTTAATAAAATAGTTAAGAAAAAATTGATTAGTATTGCACCATGTGGTGTATTATTTAATAATAGTAAACCAGGTATATTAGCGGAGGTAACAAGGGAATTATTTGCACAAAGAGTTGATATTAAAAATAGAATGTTATCACTAAGGAAATCTGGTAAAACTGATGGTAAAATGGGTGAACTAATATCACAATTACATTCACATCAAACATCTATTAAAATTATATTAAACTCACTTTATGGTATTACTGCTGTCCCTTATAGCAGATACTTCAGTCCCGATATTGCAAAGTCAATAGTTTCATGTGGTCGTGTTACAAGAGCTTATGGTGAGAAGTTTGTTAATGAGATTTTAAATAGTAATAATAAAGATTTAAACACGATAATTGATAAATTGAAAATTGAAATCGGTGTGTAATTTTACATATGTTAAGACAAAAAAAATTAAAGATTGATTATGATTTTGTTAATAAAAGTTTTAAAAAAGAAGGATACTCTTTATTAAGTAAAGAGTATGTAAATGGAAATTCATATTTACATTATATTTGTCCCAATGGTCATCAACATAAAACAAAATGGGGTTCTTGGAAACAAGGTAATAGATGTCCTTTTTGTGTACATGATAAAAGAAGATTAACATATGAAAAAGTTAAGAAAAGTTTTGAAAAAGAAGGTTACACACTAATTAGTAAAACATATGTAAATAGTAGGTCATATTTACATTATATTTGTCCCAATGGGCATAAACATAATATTAGATGGAATAATTGGCAGCGGGGTCAAAGATGTTTTGTTTGCACAAATACAAAACCAACATATGAAAAAGTTAAACAAAGTTTCACTAAAGAAGGGTATATTTTATTAAGTAAGGATTATAAAAATTCACGTCAATATTTAGAATATAAATGTTCTAATGGACATCAACATAAAATTACATTTGATGGTTGGAAACGAGGCATAAGATGTCCCTTTTGTGCATATGATAGAAAAAGATTAACATATGATTTTGTAAAAGAAAGTTTTGTTAAAGAGGGGTATATTTTACTTAATAAAACATATAAAAATAATCGTTTATATTTATATTTTATATGTCCAAATGGTCATAAAAATAAAATAAAATGGGGATACTGGAAAAGAGGCATTAGATGTAGTAAATGTAATATTAAATGGTCAAAATCTGAAAAGGAAATTTACAATTATATTAAAAAAATATATAATGGAGTTATTATAGAAAATGACAGGTCACTTATTAAAAATCCTAAAACTGGTTGTTATTTAGAATTAGATATTTGGTTACCGGAATTAAATAAAGCCATTGAATATGATGGTACATATTGGCATAGTGATGTTGAAACTAAATTTAGGGATAGATATAAAGCACAATGGTGTAAGGACAATAATATTGATTTATTAGTTATAAAAGATACACAATGGATTAAAAATAAAGATTGGAACATGATTAGTAATTTCATAAGAGGATAATATGCAACAAGATTTTGTGATATATTCTGATACAGACTCTCTTTTTATAGGTATTGGTAATTATATTAAAAGTAAAATAGGTAATAAATGGGATGATGTATCCGATGATGTTAAAATAAGATATATTAATGAAATTGCAAATGTAATATCTAATTATGTCAATGACAAGTGTTATAAAGATGTGCAAAAAGGCATTTATCATTCTGTTGTTGATGATTTTAAGATTAAATGGAAACAGGAGATTATTGCAAAATCTGGTATATTCTTAGCAAAGAAGCATTATGCATTGTGGAACGTTGATGAGGAGGGAGTTAAGGTTGATAAGATGAAATCAACAGGAATTGAGATTGTTCGGAGTGATACTCCTTCCGCTATAAAACCGTTTTTAACAGAAGTTGTGGAAAGTATTTTACGTGGTATTTCTGATAATGATTTAAAGAAAATGATTAATAGACATAAAAAGGAATTATTTAGTGTATATCCTGAGGAGATTGCTGTAAATATTTCTGTTTCTGATATTGAGAAATATGTTACTGATAATAATAAGATTCTAAAGGGTGCACCTTGGCATGCTAAAGGTGTTGCTAATTATCGGTTGCTTTTAAAGCATCTTGATGTTGAAAATAAGTATGAAAACATTACATCTAAAACAAAGGTTAAGGTTGTTTATTTAAAGAAGAATATTTTAAAGATGGATTCTGTTTCTTTTTTGAAGTGGCCTGATGAATTTGATTCTGTTGTACAAATAGATTATCAGAAACACATTAACAAATATTATGAGGAGAAGGTCAATGTGTTTCTGAAACCTATGAATAAAGATTATTTGTTATCTACTGAGTCATCTGCTTTGGACTCGTTTTTCTAGGAAAAAGTTTTCTAATTTAATATTTTCTATTTTTATTTTTTCTATTGAACTAATTAGTATATCTTTTAATGATTTATTTTCCCGTGAATTATTTTGTGGATTATTTTCATTAAATTCTTTATTGTATTCCATAACAAGATATGGTATTCCATTTTCATCATCTTTATGGGGGAATTTCATTTCAAATTTTATAATTCCCGAATGCATACTTTCCAATCTAATAAAAATATTAGCTACATTTATAAAATTTTTAGTTTTTCCACATTGATATGCCATGTAAAATTGACCTTTTTCATCTTTTTTTATGGTTATTCTTTCTTTTACATCTTCCCATTTTTCAACTCCAAATATTTTTTGTAAAGCTTTTTGTGTTACAGCATCACTTCCCGCTACTAAATTTTCAAATCCTTTTACTATATCTTCAAGAGGTATTCTTTCCTTTGTTAGTTTTACAATTTCATTCATCATTTTTTTATCTTCACCCATTGTTTTAACAACATTGTTTATATATTCAGTTTTTTCTTTATCATATTGATCTAATATTTTTTTCCCCTTTTCATGTTTTTTGAAATATAAAGATAATGCTTTTCTTCTATAATGTGGAGGAAGGGATCCATCTTTATTTGTTTTTAATGTTTTATCTGCAATTTTTTCTTTAACAAATTTATTAAAATTTTTCTTTTCCGCTTCATTTTTTAGGAGTTCTTCCAATTTACTATATGCATCATCTGTAATATTTTTAAATTTATTATAGTTTATTTTACTTATATTTATTCCAGATTCTTCCATTCTTTTTATTACATCTTGTAGTCCACCGTTATATAACATTGCTTCAAATGATTTTTTCAATGATATTTCAATCATTCTATATTCACCTGTTTTAGGGTCTCTTATTTTAAAAAATGTATCTACTGTACTAGTTTTTTTGTCATAATATCCCTTTGACATAGCTTCTACTGTTTCTTTTCTATCCCAGGATGCTCTGACTATAATTTCACTTACATCGTTTATTTCAGGATAATGTTCTTTTGCTATTAAATTCATTGCAGTTCTTGTTGCATAAGCACTTTCTAACCATTCCATTGTTAATTGATAATTACTATCAATATTTCTCATTTTTGTTGCTGATATTTTTCCCTCTCCATATCTTTTCATTAAATGTTTTTTTATTTCTTCATATAATTTTTCAGCTTGGTCTGGAGGTAATGATACTAAAAACATTGATAATAATTCACCTGCTTGTGATTGTATTGTTCCAGCTCCTGATTGTCCTTCAATACCAGTAAACTCTGATATTCTTTTCCATTTATTTGCATTTTTAGCGTTTAAAAGTCTGGTAAGTGTATCAACATCTTTTTGTGGGAATTTTGATAGATATTCTTCATCTATAATATCATTAAGATGTATTCTATCTTTTGCTGATATGAACATATCTTTATGTTTATCCATATACTCATCATTATCACCATAACTTTCTTCCCATGCTTCCATATCAGTTTCATCATCATGATTTTTTTTAGTTGGTTTTTCATCTGATGTTTTTTCACCACTTGTTTTAGATGTTTTACTTGTTATTGGTTGTTTCTTTTTATCCATTATTTGTTGATATAATTTTTTATCTATGCCTTTTACTGGTATATCATTAAGTAACGCACCTTTTATTTCATAACCTTTATATATTGGGGCATCTTCACCACCTATTTGAAAATTTGTATTATTTCCTATTTTTTTAATATTTCTTTTCTCATAAAATTCTTCCCAACTATCAAAGTTATATACTCTGCCACCTTTTATAGTTTTATCACTATAACTATATTCTTCATTTTTCATCACATCAATAAATTTTAATTTATCCATTTGTTAACTCCTTTTATTCTTTTGGTGTTGTTAATATATATTTTTTCGCGGGATTTATCACAAGATTAGCTGATTTGATGAAATTTCTATTTAATAAAACGTCAGCTATATATCCAGCTCTATTTGATAATGCAAATTTCATATCATTATATATTTCACCCATAAACTCAACTGTTAAACATATAACAGGTCTTTTTTCAGTTTTATTTTTAAGACCACCAACTTCAATATCTTTTACATCTTCTAATGTATTCATATATCTATTACCATTTAAATGCCATATAATTTTATTACCATCTTTTATTTCCCATGAATCAGCATGAATAGATGGTATTGCTCCATTTCCAGTATCAAATTTAGCTGATAAATAACCAATACCATTTACTTTTATTTTTTCAACAAATCCACATTCAATGGTTTTTTTAGTCCAGTTTTTTCTATTTGATATATAATCAATAACCATACCAACTAT